TAAGGTTGTTCCAATAAATAGTAGGCTCCCATTTTTCTTCAAGCCTATTATGGATGGTATGGATAAGCCTAAGACTGAACTTGCGTTTAGGATACCTGCTGCAAAGATTACCAAGAAGAATATGTACGATACTACCAACGAAGAGTTGTTCGGTTTGGATACTACTATAGATTGGAAGAACACAGATGACAACTCGTATGATGGTGAGAAGCTATTACTTTTAGTACACGATGAAAGCGGTAAGTGGATAAAGCCAAATAATATACTTAACAACTGGAGGGTTACTAAGACCTGTCTAAGATTGGGTAGTAAGATTATCGGTAAGTGTATGATGGGTTCTACATCCAACGCACTTGAGAAGGGTGGTGGTAACTTTAAGAAGTTGTACTACGACTCAGACGTAACGAAGAGGAATAGTAACGGTCAGACCAAGAGTGGTCTATACAACCTATTTATTCCTATGGAGTGGAATATGGAAGGTTTCATTGACAGGTATGGTATGCCTGTATTCAGAACTCCTGAGAAGCCTGTACTTGGAATAGACGGGGAAATGATACACCAAGGTGCTATTGACTACTGGGAAGGCGAGGTCGAGTCTTTGAAGAATGACTCTGACGCACTCAATGAATTTTACAGACAGTTCCCTAGGACTGAATCACACGCATTTAGGGATGAGAGTAAGGAATCTATATTCAATCTTACAAAGATATATCAGCAGGTTGACTACAACGATTCATTGATAATGGACCACCACGTAACTCGTGGATCACTAAGTTGGAAGAATGGAATCAAGGACACTGAGGTTATATTCTCACCAAACAACAAGGGAAGGTTCTACGTTTCGTGGACACCTAACAAGCAACTTCAGAATAGGGTTATAACAAAGAACGGTCTTAAGCATCCGGGCAACGATGACATAGGAGCATTTGGATGTGATAGCTATGACATATCAGGTGTTGTTGGTGGAGGCGGTTCGAATGGTGCGCTACACGGTAAGACTATGTTTACTATGAAGGAAGCACCAAGCGATCAGTTCTTCCTGGAGTATATAGCTAGACCTCAGACTGCTGAGTTATTCTTCGAGGATGTACTTATGGCTTGTGTATTTTATGGTATGCCAATACTTATTGAGAACAACAAGCCAAGATTGCTATACCACTTCAAGAACAGGGGGTATAGGAAGTTCTGTATGAACAGACCAGACAAACATTACACAAAGTTATCTAAGACAGAGAAGGAGTTGGGTGGAATACCAAACTCTAGTGAAGCTGTTAAGCAGGCTCACGCTTCTGCAATAGAGTCACATATAGAATCCAACATAGGATTGTTGGAGAATGGTGATATGGGAGATATGCCTTTTGTTAGAACGTTAGAGGATTGGGCTAAGTTTGATATATCAAACAGAACAAAGTACGATGCCTCTATTAGTTCGGGATTAGCAATTATGGCAACGCAAAGGCATCTTTATCAGACTGAGAAAAAAGTTTCAAAAATAAAGATTAACTTTGCAAGGTATAGTAATAAAGGAAAATATAGCGAAATTATTAGATGAAAGACGTAAAGATAAATATATCATCCGCAGGGTTTCCAAGTCAATTTGTATCTGATTCTGAAAAGTCTACTGATGAATTTGGACTACAGATAGGTCAAGCTATTCAATACGAGTGGTTCAGAAGAGACGGAAGTAGTTGTAGGTATTATAATCGTTGGGGTGAATTCAACAGACTAAGATTATATGCACGAGGAGAGCAACCTACAGGTAAATATAAAAACGAATTAGCAGTAGATGGTGACTTGTCTTATCTAAATTTAGATTGGTCCATTGTTCCTATACTACCTAAGTTTGTAGATATTATTGTAAATGGAATGCAGGACCGTGAGTTTGAGCCTAAGGCTTACGCTCAGGATGCTATGTCTCAGTCTAGGAGAAGTAAGTATCAGCAGATGGTTGAGGGTCAGATGTTGGCAAAGCCAATGCTTGAGACTATACAGCAGAAGACTGGAGTGAATCCTTTTACAGTAAGTCCTGATGAACTACCTAATAGTGACGAGGAGTTGAAACTTTATATGCAGCTTAACTATAAGCCTGCAATAGAGATTGCTGAAGAGGAAGCTATAAGTACTCTTTTCGAAAGCAACAAGTATGACGATATACGTAAGCAGATAGACTATGACTTAACTGTATTGGGTATGTCAGTTGCAAAGCACGAATTCCAAGCAGGTGATGGAGTAAAGATTAATTATGTCGATCCTGCAAACGTTGTTCACAGCTACACTGAGGACCCACACTTCAAGGATTGTTTTTACTGGGGAGAGATAAAGACTGTTCCTATTACTGAACTTGTAAAGATTGACACTTCACTAACTAATGAAGACTTAGAGGAGATATCACAATACTCTCAGAGTTGGTATGACTATTATAATACTGCTCAGTACTATCAGAATGATATATTCTACAAGGATACGGCAACACTAATGTACTTTAACTACAAGACTACTAAGAAGGTAGTATATAAAAGAAAGGTTAAGGACAATGGTAACGTCAGTATGATTGAGAAGGACGATACGTTTAACCCACCTGCTGAGATGCAGGAAGAAGGAAACTTCGAAAAGGTATCTAAGACTATTGATGTATGGTATGAGGGAGTTATGGTTATGGGTACTAACATAATCCTCAAGTGGGGCTTGATGGAGAATATGGTTAGACCACAGTCTGCTACTCAGCACGCTATACCTAACTACGTAGCTGTAGCACCAAGAATGTACAAGGGTGTGATTGAATCACAGCTAAGAAGAATGATTCCATTCGCAGACCTTATACAAATTACACACCTCAAGTTGCAACAAGTTATTGCACGAGTTGTTCCGGACGGTGTATTCATTGATGCCGATGGACTTAACGAGGTAGACCTCGGTACGGGTAATGCATACAATCCTGAGGATGCTTTGAGACTTTACTTCCAAACTGGTTCCGTAATTGGTCGAAGCTATACCCAGGAGGGTGATTACAACCAAGGTAAAGTTCCTATCAAGGAACTACAGTCTTCTTCAGGATCAAGCAAGACACAGATGTTATTGGCTAACTATAACCACTACTTAAACCAAATCAGAACTGTAACTGGTCTGAACGAGGCGAGAGATGGTAGTATGCCAGACCCTAATTCTTTAGTTGGTCTACAGAAGATGGCAGCACTAAACTCAAACGTAGCTACAAGACATATACTTGATGGTAGTCTTTATATATATAAGAGTTTGGCTGAGGCTATGACATATAGAATAGCTGATATATTACAGTACGCTGATTTCAAGGATGAGTTTATAAACCAAATTGGTAAGTACAACGTATCTATACTTAATGATATCAATGATCTGTACATCTATGACTTTGGTATATTTATAGAGTTGTCACCAGATGAGGAGCAGAGACAGATGCTTGAGCAGAATATTCAGATGGCTTTATCCAAGGGTGACATAAACCTTGAGGATGCAATTGATATTCGAGAGTTGAAGAATATGAAACTTGCTAATCAATTACTAAAGCTTAAGAGAGTTTCTAAGCAGGACAGAGAAGAGAAGATGGCTATGCAACAGCAGGCAATGCAATCTCAACAACAGATTCAGTCTCAGCAGATGGCGGCACAGGTTGCACAGCAGAAGCTTCAGATGGAGACACAGGCTAAGATGCAGTTTAAGCAGGCTGACATAGCGTTCGAGATTGAGAAGATGAAGGCTGAGGCAGACTTGAAGTCTAGGTTGATGCAGCAAGAGTTTGACTTAAATATTCAGTTGAGAGCGATGGATGCTCAGGCATTACAGAGCAGAGAAGACCAAAGAGAAAAAGCAAAGTCAAATAGAATAAGTCAAGCTAACACTGAGCAGTCTAAAATGATTACGCAGCGTAAGAACAACCTACCACCTATATCATTTGAATCAAATGAAGATAGTTTGGATGGCTTTGATTTAGCTGAGTTTAACCCTAGATAGTATGCCTACAATTAAAAGAAGAAGAAAGAATAATTTAAGAAACCTTGAAAGAAATAAGTCAGGTAGAAATGCTACTGTCAAAATGGCTACATATAGTGGTAATGATAAACACTATGCTGCACCAACTATTACATTTAAAGGTAAAGAAAAAGCTAAACCTCAAACTTTTAAACAAGCATTAGATGCAGGTGAGGTTTATGAATTTAAGTCAAAGAAAAAAGCTGAAAGATTTGCAGCAGGTTCTTGGAAAAAAGGAAAGGCAAAAAGAGAGGCTATGAAAGCTTATAGACAGAAAAATAAAGTAATACGCAATCCTAGATAGTGGTCAAAAACAGTAATATTTTTTGTTTAACTTTGTAAAAATTAAATTAAATACATATGGAATTCAAGGTAAAAGAAGTAAGTGGCGTTGAGGAGAAGTCGGTTCAACAGGTTGAACAAGAACTACTTGACAAGCACAAAGAAGAATTTGAAGAAACAATTTCAGATGATACAGAGTCTAAAGAGACTGTGGATTTATCTGATAACATAGAAATAAATCAGCAAGAGGAATCTGTTGATGCTCCGTCCCCAGAGTTAAGTGAGGAAGACGTTCTTAAATTTATTGGTAATAGATACGGAAAAGAGATCACATCGCTTGATGAATTGAATCAAGTAAGGGAAGAGCAGGAACCTCTGCCTGAGGATGTCTCTAAGTATCTACAGTACAAAAAAGAAACAGGTCGTGGATTCGAGGACTTTGCAAAGTTGCAAAAGAATTACGATGAAATGGACACTGATAAACTGCTAAGAGAATATCTTACTGCTACTGAGAAAGGCTTAGATGCCGAAGACATCGAGGACTTGATGGAGGATTATTCATACGATGAAGACCTTGATGACGAGAAAGATATCAGAAAGATTAAACTAGCAAAGAAAAAGACTATTGCAAAAGCCAAGGACTATTTTGTTCAGCAACAGGAAAAGTACAAAGTCCCTCTTGAGTCGAGAAGGGATTCAGTTTCTGAAGATGAATTAAAAGAAGACGAGGAATATAAGCAGTATATAGCTAACGCTAAGACCATTCAAGAACAAAACGCTCGTAAGAGTGAGGTGTTTATGGAAAAGACGAATAATGTATTCAATGAGTTCAAAGGTTTTGAGTTCAATATTGACGACAACAAAATCGTATTTTCACCGGGTGATGCTGAAGAGATCAAGAAGAGTCAATTAGACCCCAACAATTTTGTTTCAAAATTCTTGGATGAAGATGGGATGATGAAGGATGCTGAAGGTTACCACAGGTCACTAGCAATGGCGATGAACCCTGAAAAGTTTGCCAAGTTCTTTTATGAGCAAGGTAAATCGTCTGCTGCCGATGAGCAAATGAAGAAGTTAAAAAATATTAATATGACTACTCGTAATGCTCCAGAGGTATCAAGTACAACTTCAGGTGTTCAAATTAAATCTTTGAGTAATGACTCAGGTCGTGGCTTAAAGATAAGAAGTAGAAAAAAATAATTTTAAAAAACAAAAAAAATGTCAGTACAAAGTACACCAGGTTTTGACTTACAACCTAGCGCACAACGTGTGCCAATGAAGTCTAATTACATTACTAACTTCGATTTCTTAAACCAGTATCTTCCTGATACTTATGAGAAAGAATTCGAGCGTTACGGTAACCGAACAATTTCATCATTCTTGCGAATGGTTGGTGCAGAGATGCCATCTAACTCTGACCTTATCAAATGGGCAGAACAAGGACGTTTGCATACTAAGTATACAAACTGTACCCTAACAAGTGGAGGTGCAGCAAGTGATGAAGTTACAATTGTAGTAAATGATGCAGGTAACCCAGCTTTTACAGCAACAAACAGTATCGCTGTACGTGTTGGTCAAACTGTTATGATTTCTGATACAGCAGGAACAGGTAATGCAAAAGCAATTGTTACTGCAGTTGATTATGCAACTAAAGAAGTATCTCTTGCTTTCTATGCAGCAGCAGGAATGCCTGCAGGAACTACATTTAGTATGTTTATCTACGGTTCTGAATTCAAGAAAGGAACAGAAGGAATGGAAAATTCTTTGGAGGCTGATGATTTCATCTTCGAAAACTCTCCAATCATCATCAAAGATAAGTATGCAGTATCAGGTTCTGATATGGCTCAAATCGGATGGGTTGAAGTAACTACTGAGAATGGAGCAAACGGATACCTTTGGTATTTGAAGTCTGAACACGAGACTCGTCTTCGTTTCGATGACTACTTGGAAACAGCAATGATTGAAGCAGTTCCTGCTGAAGCAGGTTCAGGTGCAGCTACACAAGCTGTAAACGCTAGCGTTGGTAACAAAGGTTCAGAAGGTATCTTCTACTCTGTTGGTAACCGAGGAAACGTTTGGGCAGGTGCTAACCCAACTACTTTAGTTGAGTGGGACACAGTTATTTCACGACTTGATAAGCAAGGAGCAATTGAGGAGAACGTAGTATTTGTTGACCGAGATTTCTCTTTCGACATTGACGATATGTTAGCTGCTCAGAATTCTTATGGTACTGATGGTACTTCTTACGGTCTTTTTGACAATGAGAAAGATATGGCTTTGAACTTAGGATTCACAGGATTCCGTAGAGGATATGACTTCTACAAGTCTGATTGGAAATACCTAAACGATCCAACAATGCGTGGTGGTTTAGTAGGAGGTAAGGTAAGCGGACTTTTAGTTCCTGCAGGATCGACTTCAGTGTACGACCAAATTCTTGGTAAAAACGCTAAACGACCATTCTTGCACGTACGTTACCGTGCTTCTGAAACTGAAGACAGACGATACAAGTCTTGGATTACAGGTTCAGCAGGTGGAGCAGAGACTTCAAGCTTAGATGCTATGGAGGTTCACTTCCTATCTGAAAGAGCAGTATGTACTTTAGGTGCAAATAACTTCTTCCTATTCCAAGCATAGGATGACTAATACTGGAGGGGTGTGCAATGCACTCCTCCTTTTTTTTAAATTCTAATTAAATTTTAATACAATGAAAAGTAAAACACAAAACAAGTTTGTAGCTAGAAACTATAAACTAACAGCAGGAGTAGCACCACTTTCTTTTATGCTACCCGTAAGACATTCAAAAAGATTTTCCTTACTACACTTTGATGATAAGACAGGAGTCAATAGAGAACTTCGCTATGCAAGAAACCAAAAGTCTTGCTTTGTAGACGAACAAGACAATAACGCTATACTAGAGCCTGTTGTTTTTGAAGATGGATTCCTACACGTTCCAAAGGAGAACCGTATCCTTCAAGAGTTCCTTAGCTACCATCCATTAAACGGCACTAAGTTTGTTGAGATAGATGAGGCTAAAGATGCTGAGGAACAGGTTCAAGACTTAATGATAGAAGCAGATGCAATGGTTGAGGCTAAGAGCCTTTCGCTAGAGCAGTTAGAGAACGTATGTAGAGTTTTGTTTGGTACTGATACATCAAGAGTTTCAACCGCAGAGTTGAAGAGAGATGTTTTAGTATTTGCTCGTAACAATCCTTCTGACTTCTTAGAAGTTGTAAATGACCCTGAGTTAAAGCACTTAGGAATTGTTCAAAGACTATTTGACCAATCAATACTAAAGATAAGAAAAAGCGGAAAAGAAGTTTGGTACAACACACCAAATAATAAGACAAAGATGTTGAATGTACCATTTGGTGCTGAGGCAATTGACTTAGTCGCTTCTTACCTAAAGAGTGATGACGGTCTTGATGCTTTGAAACATTTAGAAACATTGCTAGATTAAGTAACATATAGTTTAATTAGGGGACCTCTTCAGAAATGAAGGGGTCTTTTTTTTTCATTATCTTTGTAGAAAAGGATTACAGATGATAAATTCAGTTAGGCAAACAGTGATGTCAATTCTGAATAAGAATAATTACGGGTATATATCCCCATCAGATTTTAACTTATTCGCCAAGCAGGCTCAGTTAGATTTGTTTGAAGATTATTTTTATTCTTACAATTATCAGATAAATAAAGAGAATGGACGTAGTTCAGGTACTGGGTATGCTGATATTACAAAGGGACTAGAGGAGGTTATTGATACTTTCTCTGTAACACT